CATGCAAAGTAATCCAAGCAGAAGCTGTACCCACTTGCTGTGTTTCGCTATTACCACCGGTTCGCTCATCGAGGCCATTGTCTGTCTCCAAAATTACGCTTTGCTCTGCTTAACCACTTTTTTGTCGCATTACCTGCTAATGCTCCATCCCCGAAACCTTCATCCTGACACGCAGATGTATACGTGAAGCCATAAGCAGGATGTGTGCCAGTTTAAAAAATGCATTAAATTCAATTGGTAACGGAATTAGGGGCGGGATAAATGTGATGGGGTGCAAAAAATGAGTGCGCTGAGATGGTGCGTGGGAAGAGGGTCGCTGGCTAGTCAGAAAGGTCATCCGGTACATTCTGATATTCGGGGTGATACACAGAAAGGCGTTATCGGTAAACGATGACTCGGTGTTTGAAATGTTCGGATTGAGGACACAAAAAAGCCCGCAAGGCTTGTGCCGTGCGGGCTTTCAGGACTTAGATGATGGTCTGGTAAGTATCAACCAGGAAAATATCCTCCTGAAAGCCTCATTTCTCTGACGAGATCTGGCGAACAGTGATCAGGAATTCATGAGCCGTGGTTTCCCAAAGTTCAGGGGCAAAATCAAACCCATATCGTTTCCTGAACTCCTCTTCGACACCGTTACCATATGCGGAGATAAAATCATCAACTTCCTCGATGAGATCGTTGAGCATCCATTCTGGTGCTGACTTTTTGAATAGCCGCACTATGCCCTCGATCGTATCCTCGCCATCATTGATGATGCCCGCGTCCTGATTGAAATAACCGAAAATCAGCTGGTCAAGAAAGTGGAAGTTTTGCATTTTGTACCTATAGATCCGGGAATGCTGTGAGAATGTAAAAGGGTTTGCCGTTATATTGCTGAAACTCGATAACAATTCTCACATTTGTCATGACTATTCGCTGGTTACTCCCGCGCCGGAAACCGAAGCCAATCGCTTTGCCAGATACATTGCGAATAGTCAGTCTGGCTCCCTGCGTGCCTCCGCCAAGGACAGATTTTATAACGTCCCGATTAACAAAAAGCGCTTTCGATATGGCTTCTTCAGCAACCTGTAGGTTGGTAAAGGTGGTGGCATACTGCAAACGCTTATTCGCTTCAAAGCGGGCTAATAGTTCTGCATCGCTTTTGCCAACATGTGTGGAAAGCGTATGCCCGCCGGGTTTTAAACCTGTGATTGACTCATGCTCAGTGAGTTTGATGCGGCCAGCCCTTACTGCGGCTACCCGGCTTGCGCCGATGCCAAGTGCAAATCCCAGTGGAACAGCGATATCGACAGTCAGGCCGATTTTCATCGCCGTATCGTCATCTGCTCCAAAGGATTTGGCAATTGCTGTTGCTGCCTCGTATGTTGCCGTGCGAGTGTCTCTGCCCATAATGAGCTGATTTGCAGCAGCATTAATGCTATCGAGGCTATGCGCGCCGACGACAATACATCCTGCTTTTGTTAATCCGGTAGGTTCAGGTGCGATACACAGAGCAGTTGCACCAGCCAGTTCGAGTGAACCCATGACAAGCCCCAACCCCCCGAACAGGCGGTTACTCATTGTTTCCGCCTCTGTCACTGTCTTATCAGAGAGCGCGGCCGCAAGCTGAACAGGGGACATCGCGATCTTTATGCCATCATCCATAATGTGACCTCATATGTTTAAAATACAAACAGCACAATTGTATGCTCTTTTCAGGCACGGCCAACCATTTCAGTGCCATAAATTACGTTAGTGAGGACTGTTCAATTCTCACAGGATGTTGAAAGGAGCTGGCGCTGGATAAACAGGAGGCGATGCTGAAATAATGTGGCAGCGGCAAAGAGTAAATTGGATCACACGGTGCGCCGTTTACCGGATTTGCAGATCCTCATTGGCAGTCAGCCCTGCGAAACGTGAGCCCGTCGCTGCTGTGTGTCATTAAGTTGCGTATCCGTCGTGAAGAGCTTTTCCCGATGTTTGTCGGTGAAGACCGTGACCGGATAAGGACGTGGCTTATCTGGTTGGTGAAGCACTGATGCAGGCAGCGGCCGCCCTGCCGGACAGTGTACTGAAACAGGCACCGCTGCTGGAGAATATTGGCCTGCATCGTGCTGGCGGAGTTTGAATAGGATGCGCAACTTTTTGAAATTAAGTGTTTTTCGCCAATTCAACTTTGATTCGTGTACCTAAACGTGTACCAATTATTGGATCTCATACTTCGGAACGGCTAGCTAGGATTACCAACGGGCAGCCTAAAATCCAAATAAAATGATTTTAGTTAAAAGTGTTCACACTATTCACTTTCGATTTTTGTTCTTTTGATTCATTTGGTTAGGTAGTGAATGGTTTGAGGCGGGATGTACACTAGTGTCCACAAAGGGTGATAACTTTCATCCGAGCATTGAAAACCGGCGCATTGTGGCACACCGGTAAGCAAATATAGTTACTTTGAAATTCTTTTTGCAAGAATTGATGTAACTAAAGGAACAGTTTCAACCTTTTTTCCACCCGCAAAGTTAGGGTTGTGAGCGTGTCCGTACGTAAAAGTACTCTCTTCATGAGCCCAAGACATGCTTTCAACAGTGATAACCTCAAATCCTACGGGGTTGAATACAAACTGATCGTAATCAGCTTTAGTAGCGATAAAAACATCATTTTTATCTGCGCCCGCAATTCCATGTCCACGCGAGGCAAGTTGAATATACTCGACTGAATCAATGCAAACTTCAGGTGAAGCGATAATGTCTTCAATTTTTTCACGATACTTCTTTGACATCTCGGCAGGATTTTGCACTGTAGGTACCTGCTTTAATTGATCAACACCGCTTCCTCCAATCAGCCAACCAACAATGACTTTAGGTGCAAAATCGCTAATCAACTGTTTGTCGCTTTCGGAAAGCGTGAAAAAGTCACATTGATGGATGGCAGATGCGCAACCATGCTTAACAAGGTTTTCTTTTGCACTATTGATTAAATATTCATTGTTTTCAAGAGATAATACCGAATGATGGTTGAGCAGATAGCGGGTGCTTTGACCTGCTCCACACCCAAACTCAAGAACGTTTCCCTCTGGGGTAAGTGAAGCTAACCACTCATAAACGCCTTTACTCTCCATTAAATCTGACTCTTTTTCCCACCGCTTCGCATATAGCTCGTGATTGATTAACATTTTGTAGGCTCTCTTAATTATTAATGCTGTATGAAGTAACATTTTGTAAGTACTGCTCTCATAAGATGTGTCCTTCTTCTCCAGATTTCAATAGTCAAAAGAGACCCTTGGAGCAAAAAATGAGGGGGGGGATAATGTGAGGGCTTCACTTCCTGTCAGTAAATACTCTCCAATTTTTGTAATGCATTCGTAATTATGACAACCATCATAAACTTGCACCTCTAGCTCAAACTTTTGAATTGCTGACGCAACTAATTGCATCAATTTATTCAGTATCTTATAAAAAACCGGCAAAAGCCGGTTAGTGTAAACATCTACTTACTACATGCTGGCAACCAATCTGCCTCGCTATCTTCATGTAGCGTAAGGTTGGTTTGAATACCATTGTTGGTACGGCGCTTAAGCAGCACGCGTTCATATTCTTTCAATGTTTGAGGCACCGCCTGACCGAAAGCTGTAAGGCTGAGCGGGTGCTGATGTCCGCGAGATTCCATAAACGACAAATAAGCATGATAAAGATAGCGCTTCGGGTTAATTGGGCGAATATTGGCATTACCGATAAACAGCCCGTTTGGCGTACTCAGTGGCATCAGGTAGCCACAGAAATCGACCAGTGGATCAGCCTGTCGCTTTATCTCCAGTGCTTCGCCGGATGATTGCTGTGCCTGCAAAAGCTCGCGTGCTTCATCTGGTGACGCGAAACGCTGCATTAGGTGGCGAACAATCACGGCCAACTCTATGCTGATTTTGTCCAACAACTGCGGATCGCGCTCCTTTGCAGGTATCACTTCCGGGAACGTCAGGATTACCCGACGGCGCGACACGCCGCCGCTGCGATCGCTGAAGCGCATTGGGTTGTTGTTTACTGCCAGAATCACCGCCGGGATGTGCGTTGAATAAGCGTCACGGTATTTCGGATCGATTGCTACCGCATCACCGCCGGTAATCGCCTTAATGCCTGCGCCGTCGCCGCTCCATTTCTCCTGATCGGGCAGAATAATCAGCGAGAACCCCACTACGCTAGCGCGTTCGCGTGATGACTCCAGCGTGTCGATGGTGGCGGACGTTGTGTTATCGCGGCCAGCGAGCAGCGTGGCGATCGAGGCTAACACGCTTTTCCCACTTCCACCTGGACCGGTCACCTCAAGGAACATCTGCCAGTCATAGCGGTTTGCCAGCACCATAAATAACGCCGCGAGGATGCGCTCCTGCTTATCATCATTATGTCCGGCCGCCCGCGTTAACCAGCGGTAAAAGTTAGGTGCGTGGTCTGCTAGATTTTCACCGGGGCGCGGCGCGGAGTAATCAACGCTGTTTACCGTGCGCAGCCAGTTCTCACGGCGGTGCGGGCTGAATGTGCCGTTAGTCGTATCAAATACCCCGTTTCGGAAACCAATCAGGCGGCGGGACGGTTCACCCATCTGCGGCACCATCAGCTTGAGCGTGTCCAGCACGCTGCCGATACCGGCGGCCGAGAAAGGTGCGCGCACCTTCTGGAACAGCGCGGCGATTTCCCGGCGCAGCGTCTTCGCCTCCATCACCTGCCATGCGCCGTTCTCATAGCGGCAGATTTCCTCCCCGACCGGCGGCACGGCCAGCGCCTCACCGTAATGGGCGACCAGCAGCTCGGCCTTCTGGCTGGCGCTCATGGCCTTCAGGTCGGCCTCGCTGACGGATTCAAACGGGCTGAGCGGCTGCGGCTGCGTGAAATCGGTGAGCTGCGCCAGTGTGGCGATATCGCCCTGCGCCTGCCACACGTCGTTCCAGTCACCTGCCACCGGCGGCAGTGCGGTTTTTCCGCCACAGGCTTTTGCCGCTTCCTCTGCCTTTAACTGGCCGGCGCCGTTGTCGTCGCGGTCGGCGGCAATCAGCATCATCGCATCAGGATGTGACTCACGCAGCCGCTTCGCCAGCGCGGGCAGGTTGTTAGCACTCAGCGCCACGTATACCGCCTGCCCGGTCAGCCGGTGCACGGTCAGGCCGGTGGCGTAACCCTCGGTGAGCCACAGCGTTTTGCCGTCCGGCTCGCCTGCCAGCCAGTACGTGCCTTTCACCTGCCCGCCGGGCAGGGTGCGCTTGTCGCCTGCGGCGCTGATGAGCTGCACGTTGACGGGCGTGCCGTCTTCACCAGTCAGCGGGATGAGCACATCCCCGGCGGCAAAGCGGATGCCGCCACAGCGCAGCGCATCAGAAAGCGTCAGCGCTTGCGTACCGTGCAGCCCTTTAGCTAAAAGGTAGGCGTTGTCCGTGCGGCTGACGGCGGCGGCTATAAGTGCCTGTGTCCGTGCGGCTGCGTCTGCCTGCGCGCGGCTTTTGTCTGCGGCTTCATCATGCATAACCGGGGCTGACTCCGGCAGCGTGCCGAGCATTCCGGCCACCTTTATGGCGGCCTCTTTAGCGCTGATACTGAGCGCCTTTTCCACCAGGTTAAGGCCGTCACCGGCCCCGCACTGGTTACACAGCCAGGTTCCGCGACCGTCCTGATTGTCGAAGCGGAAGCGGTCTTTGCCGCCGCATGCCGGGCAGGCACCGGGTCGCCCCCCGGCGAGCACGCTGATACCGAGGGCAGGCAGAAGCTGCGGCCAGAATCCGGCGGCCGCTTTTACCGTGTCAGAGACAATGTGTTTCATCTGCTGGATCTCCCTCAGTGCAACGTGGCGCGGCGAGTCGCGGCAAGCTGGCTGCAAAACAGCTCATCCATCATGGTTGCGCCAAGTCGGGTCAGGCGCGGCGGCGCGGTCAGCAGGTCAGGTTCAACCATATCGCCCAGCATGGTGCAGGCCATTTCCATTCCGGCTTCTGCGCCATGGCGACGCACGTAAAATCCTTCCAGCTCGAGCGCGATAGTCATCTGAAGTTCGTCGAGCGTTGCCGAAACGGTGATGCCCAGCGTTGTGCAGGCGTTCAGATAACCCTGCGCCAGTGCGCGACGGTAAACGGCAGTGCGGACTTCAACAGGTAAGCAGGAATTATTAGCGGTCATCATGGCGAGCCTCCGTGGCAAGAATCAGGGAATCACAGGTTTCAACGACTTTACCGAGCTGGTCAGTAAGAAGGGCAACGACCGACGCCAGCGCGGCGCTGTCTGGTACGCAGCTTTGAGCGCTGAGGCAATGAACAGAATCGAACATATCAAGCACTGTTACGCCGACGGAATGAGCATGCAGAAGGCGCAGATAATCGGCGTGTGGAATTGAATAGGTGCTGTTGCTGTTGGTGCGAGCGGCAAGAGTATTCATGCAGCCACCGCCTGTACCGGCACGCGGCCAGCGAAGCACAAAACATAATCACGAACGAAGTATGCACGAGCTGTGCGCTCGTCTTTAGCCGCAAAACGCAGCATGCAGGGACGGGCAGCACGATCGGTGCGGCGCACGGCAGCGAAAATAAAGGTGAATTCGAGATGAGTGGCAGTAATAACCGTAGCCATTAAGGCAATCTCCAAGGTTAACTTTAAGAAGCTACCACTGGAGTTCCTACGCTCATGGGTGGTAGCCCGGACGGGGGTAGGAATACCGGCAACCTTGGAAACCGGCCAGCCCGAAAGCTGCCCCGCCCGAGCCACCATTATTTTGACGGCAAAATGGCTTAAGAACCAATGCCCGAAAAATGGGTGCACAGAGGCGAAGACACAAAAAAACACGCGTGGCGCGTGCTGTGTCGCCAAGATTAAGCTCGGGTTCCTACGCCCGACTACCGATTTTGCGGCAGCGCGAAAACTGTATAACGGCCGCTCGCCAGAGAAAAGCCTTTTTTTAAACATCCGGGCGATTTCCTCAGCAACCGGTCAGGACGTGATCGGATTGCGGCGGATTTGATCGGAATTCCCCGTTCTCTTTCTTCGCCCGCTGCCTGGCAGGCTTCTCTTTTTTACTCATAGCGGAGATGTGACCGTGTATTCCGCTGGTAAAGGCCGGTGCCGTGGCTGGTTTGCCGCTGACGGCTGCCGTCAGGCTTTCTGCGACAAAGGCGGCTTCTTCGCGGGTAAGCGGATAGGTTTTCGTGTCGAAATTCAGCGTGATCATGCTGCACCTCCGGCGCGCTGTGCGATGCGGGCCTGCATCCAGCCGTCAATTTCTGACGCCAGCCAGGCGACGTTTTTACCGCCAAGAGAAATCTGCGAGGGGAACTGCTCACGACTAATTAAGTCGTAAATGGTTGAGCGTGACAGGCCACAGGTGCTGATGACTTCCGGCAGGCGCATGAAGCGGTCGCGCGGGTAAACGGGATCGCGCATTACGGGAACGGCAGGGGCTGGTACGGATGAAACTGCGTGCATGGTGTTACCTCATTATGAGTCCGGCCGATACTGTCCGGTTCCGGTGGTGTCTTCAGGTAACCCCCTATTCTGGTTATATTTCTGGTGAAGTAAACAACCCCCTGATTGCTGAAAAATGAGCAAAAAGCACTTCTCTTATCTCCTGTTTGCCTTTGTTTGCCAACGTTTGCCAACGTTTGCCTTTTAAGAGCTTTTAGCGATTAAAAAGGGATCATTAATAGAATTAAAATCTAAAAAAGGCTCGCCAGAAAAAAGCTGTTGTCTGAGACTGTGTGAACACCGGTGAATACTCTGTGAAGACTTAACTTTATAGTGTTCACTGTCTTAAGTATTGTATTTATTGTGTTTTTTATCTTAGTGAATACCAGTGAACAGTTATATAAGAAATATCACCAGTTAAGGGGCCATCCCGTACCGGTTATGCCCTTGTTTGTTCATCGACAGGCGGAAAGCAATGAAATGCGCTGTCCTGTGGTACACGACAGAATGGCCTCATCCTTTACAGACGATGAGAGACAATCATGACCACCCCGAAACAGAAACCTGCATCACTGGAACGCTTCGAGAAAGCCCGCGCTGAATATACCGAAAGGATGAAAGCCTATAACGGCATCTGCGCCGATATCGCCCGCTGTGAAAAAGAACAGCAGGAAGCCATCGAGGCAGGGAAAGAAGCCGAGAGCAGCTGGCGCACGAGCTTTCGCAACCTTCGAGGTAATCTCACCGACGAGCTGCGCGCCCAACATTCTCAGCGCATCGCCAGCCGTGAACTGGCCGATGAGTTCGGCGGGCTGCTCAAAGAGCTGGCGTTGGATAAACAGGAGGCGATGCTGAAATGCTGCGGCAGTGGTAAAGAGTATGTTGAATCGCACCGGGAGGCTTTTACCGGGTTTACGGATGTGCACTGGCAGTCAGCCCAGCGTAACGTAAGTCCGTCGCTGCTGTGGGCCATTAAGCTGCGTCTCCGTCGTGAAGAGCTTTCCCCGACGTTTGCCGGAGACGACCGGGATAGTATTAAGGACGTGGCATATCTGGTCGGTGAAGCGCTGACGCGGGCTGCTGCTGCTCTGCCAGACAGCATACTAAATGAGGCTCCGCTGCTGGAGAATATTGGTCTATATCGCCCGCCGCTTACGGGTATTGATATGGAGCTTTACCGCCATCCTATGCGCCGCCAGAAGCTGGCTGAATCAATCCGGGCGCAGCGTGCAAAACTTCAGGAGGGCAGCCAGAAATGATGCACTGTCCCTACTGCAAAAGTGCGGCGCACACCAAATCGAGCCGCTATATGTCCGAACAGGTGAAAGAGCGTTATCACCAGTGCACTAACCTGGACTGCTCCTGTACTTTCAAGACGAATGAGAGCATCACAAAGGTGATCACCGCACCGCCACAGCCGGAAAAAGTAACGGAAACGCCACCTGAACCGGCTAGGGAGCGGCAGACATTGGGCCGCTACGGTTCTGCATTCCGCCAGGTTCATTAATCCCGCACAGCCGCTGCCCGATCAGCGGCTTTATTGTGTCTTTCGTTTGTCCTTCTGAAGCCTTTTTTCTGGCGAGCCGCTTTGTAAAGAGCCGTGCATGCATAGCGTGCATGGATCTGCATGTAAAATCATGCACCGCTTTCTCCCGTTCAGGCCATGCCGCGCGCGGCTCTGACCGCACCATGCATCTGCATGAAAAGCGATGCATAAAGCGGGCAGGCGTGGCGGGGATAGCATTGCGCGCATCAATAGAATTCATTTCAAATGATCAGGGTTGACAACCAATAATCAAAATTTGTGCGTAGATGATTAAAATAATGGAATCAGTTTCATTGCCTGTAAGGTTACGTATGGAGTATAAATACCATATCAGATTCAAGTTTTCTCACTACGATAAGTCAAGACTATAAAAAGAATGCGCTTATAACAAAAAGATACCTTTAGGTTATTATATATTATAAAAAGATATGCATTATAAGTGTAACCTTAACTAAAGTAGTCGGCCTTAGTACTTATATAACATTATCAAGATAAATAAAAAACTCATTGTAAATTATAATATAAGAGGATTGAGCATGAGCTTGCCGCAGACACTTATAGATAAAATAAAAAGAGGAAGAGTCGTTCTCTTTCTAGGGTCTGGTGCTTTAATAGGTGCTAAATTAAAAAAACACGATGTGCCTAAAGGAAATGAGTTAGGTTTACTAATATCTGATAGGTTTCTGAACGGTGATTATAAATATGAGTCACTAACTCAAATTGCAGATCTAGCAATTTCGGAACATGGCATAATTGATGTGCAAGAGTTTATTAGGGAGATTTTTGAAGACCTTGAAGTTAATGATTTTCATAAAATGATTCCAGAATTTCAATGGAAAGCTATTTTTTCAACCAATTATGATCGGATGATAGAGTTCCTCTACGAAACTAAAAAGACTAACCAAGCTCTTTCTATACATCTATCAAATAATGACAATTTTCAAGAGGGCGAAAAGACAACTGATATACTTAATTTTGTAAAATTGCATGGGTGTATAACTAGAACGAGAGACCCGGACTTACCACTTATTTTAACTGTAGAGCAATTTAATAATTATGAGAAAAACAGAAATCTTTTGTTTAAATATTTGTACGAGTTGGCTATAGAGTATAGTATTGTATTTGTCGGACATAGTTTACAGGATGCAAACATAAGACATATCATATCAATGGTTAATAGTAATGTTCCTCAGGGGCAAAGGCATTACTTGTTAAAACCGGGGATAAAAGATCCAGAAGTTAACTTATGGGCTTCCAAAAAAATAAACGCTTTAAATTTTACTTTCGAAGCTTTCTTGAGGGAGATCAATAATTCAATACCTACACCCGAACGATTTAACTATCTTATCGCTCCAGTTTCGAATAATGCAATACAAAGAATATTCGTAACTACTGCTCCTCCATCAGAAGAATTGAACAGGCTGCTAACAGACAGCATACAATATGTCCATTCTGACATGAATACCGAAATTTATAATCCTAAAGAATTTTATAAAGGATCAGATTTAGGTTGGTATGCGCAAAGCGCAGAATTAGCTATTAAAAGGTCGTTATTAGATCGTTTCTTAGATGAAATAATTCTGAAACCTGAAACTGAAAGAAGTGATACTACAGAGTTGATTTTGCTTAAAGGAGAAGCGGGATCAGGTAAAACAGTTTTCCTCCGGCAAGTTGCTTGGGAAATGAGGGTAATGGATTTCGGATGTCCACTTTGGGTTTATAATGGTGATAATTTAAATGTTGAAGTCATTAAGGAAATAATTGAAAAAACCAATGAAAGAGTGTTTCTTTTTTGGGATGATGCATCATTGCACGTAAACAAGATGTCTGCGTTGGTAAATAGCGCAATAAAGATTGGCTTAAAAATAACAATAATAACCGCGGAAAGGTATAATGAATGGAGTCAGCGTTGTGATTCACTAAAGGAATTAATTACGGAAGTATATTCATTACGTAATCTGAGTGAGTTAGAGGTGACTAATTTAGTAGAAAAGCTAGAGTTTCATAATTGCTTGGGTCCTAATCTCATAAATAAAACTAAAGCTGAACGCATACAGGAGTTTATTGTTAATTCAGAACGGCAGTTATTAGTTGCTCTTCATGAGGCAACTATGGGCGAACCGTTTGAAGATATAATTTTTAATGAGTATGAGTCTATTTATCCTATTCAGGCGAGAACAATTTATCGTACGATTTGTACATTAAATAGATTGCGTGTTCCGGTTAGAGCAGGTCTGATAGCTAGGATTTTCGGCATTAACTTCACTGAGTTTAAACAGCAGTTTTTTACGCCATTAGAAAAAATAGTTTTATGGGACTCTGAAGGGGGTGATGATTATCATTATAGAGCTCGTCACTCTGAAATAGCAGAGATAGTATTTAATCGTGCGTTTAGTAATACTTTGGAAAAGTATAACGAGTACACCCAGATATTAGACAAAATAAATATTGCATTTGAGTCTGATAGAATTTCATTTAGACAGTTTATGCGAGCAAAATCTCTTCATGAAATTTTTCCTGACTATCAAGATGTAATTGGAATCTATCAACAAGCACTGAAATCTATTGGGGAAGATCCCTACTTATTACAACAAATGGCAAACTTTGAAAGAATAAGGCCAAATGGAAATTTATCTCTTGCTATAGAATTGCTTGAAACTGCAAAAGAAAAGGCTCCATATGACAGCAGCATAATTCATACTATGGCAACCGTATGGCGAGATAAAGCAAACAATAGCAATGAAGCCTATGACAGAATAAAGTTTCGTGGTGAGGCTCGTCATTTATTGCAGGAAGCACAAAGACGCTGGGGGGGAAGTCCATATATTTCTACAACTCTTCTTGAGCTTTCCATCGATAATTTTGAAGATAATACCAAGGATGAAAACATCTCTGGAAAGGTTATAGATGAACTCATTCGAAGGATTGAAGAGGAAATTACTGTTAGTAAACAAAAATATCCAGATGAAGCTATGCTTTCAAACTTGGAAGCTAGGTTTGCTGAAGTGATGAATGACGATGGAAGGATATTAAGCTCACTACTTACTGCTTTTAACGATAACTCTAGAGATCCTTTTATCGCTATAAGACTGTCTAAAATTTATATCGAAGTAGGTAATTTTGGTGAAGCTTCAAAAGTTTTAACACAAGCTTTAGAAAGAAGACGAAACGACCACCGGTTGAACTATCAATATGCTGAACTGCTCAGAATAATTGAGCCTTCAAACAGAGCTTCTTTGATTTACTATTATAGAAGATCATTTACTCCAAAAGACCAAAATTTCCAAGCTCAATTCTGGTTCGCACGGTTCGCATACGAGTCCAGCGATTCTAAAGATATTGCATTATCTACTGATATCTTTAACTATCTCCGCACTGCTAGAATATCAAAAGACGATCGATTTAAAATAAGAGATTATATAGGTGGCGTAGTTGACCCAATTGTATTTAGAGGTAGCTTGAAAGGTATCAATAGTGGTTTTGGGTTTGTAACAGTCGATGGCAGTGGAAAGGATATTTTCTTTGCTCGGTCTGAAGTTCAAAACGATCTTTGGGAAGCTTTGAAAGTAGGAGATAGGCTGAAATTTAATATAGGATTCAATTATGCTGGCCCAGTAGCATGCAGTATTATTCCTTCATAAACGTTTAAAACATGAGACTGACAAGATGGAATTTATCGGTCTCATTTTTAAATTTTATGAATTTATGTTTACAAACTCACCCCACCATGTCATCAATTCCTGCCTTTGAACTAAATATGTTGAGCGATTATATGCTTTGCGTACTTCATTTCTATCACAATGAGCAAGCGCAGCCTCAATCACGTCAGCGTTAAATCCAGACTCATTTAATGCTGTGCTAGCAATAGAACGCAAGCCGTGAGCAACCAATTTGCCGCCATATCCAATACGTTTTAAAGCAGCATTCGCTGTTTGGCTATTCATAGCTCGTTTTGGATCATTCCTGCTGGGAAAGATATATTCGCGGTGTGCACTGATAGGTTTCATCATATCAAGAATCTCCAATGCCGGAGGTGATAAAGGAATGATGTGCTCACGTTTAGCCTTCATTCTTTCTGCTGGGATTGTCCATAGCTTTGCATCGAGATCGATCTCTTCCCATCTTGTACCTGATGCTTCAGATGGACGTACAAGAGTAAGGAGTTGCCATTCAATAAGACAGCGAGTTGGAATAGATAAGTTTGACATGGCCAAAGAACGCATTAACTTTGGCAATTCCTCGGGTCGGAGTGTGGGCATGTTTTGCTTCTTAGGCTTTTCGAAAGCCATACCAACGCCAGAAGCGGGATTTGCATCAATCAAGCCTGTGTTGACCGCATAAATCATGATCTCGTTGATGCGCTGCACCAACCGGCGAACTGTTTCAAGCGCTCCGCGAGCTTTAATTGGCTCTAATGCTTCAACAATTGTCTTGGCTTTGAGCGCTTGTACAGGGATTTCACCAATAGCGGGAAAGACATCCTTCTCTAGCGATCGCCAAATATCCTTCGCGTAATCCTCTGTGACGCTTTTGCTCTTAAGCTGAAACCACTTTCCGGCAACAACTGAAAAAATACTATCAAGTTCAATTTGCCGTTGCTCTGATACTTCCTCTTGTTGCTTCTGCGGGTCAATCCCCTGCGCAAGCAGAGACAGATATTGGTCACGCATTTGGCGGGCGACTGCAAGCGTTAGGGCAGGGTAAGAGCCAAGGCTGAGATTTGTGCGGCTACTGCTATTAGGCCGCTGGTAGCGAAAACGCCAGAGCTTCTTACCAGATGTTTTGATGAGCAGGAAAAGTCCGTCGCCATCGTGCAGCGTGAAGTCTTTGTCTTGAGGCTTAGCTTTTAGGATTTCGTTGTTGGTGAGGGGGCGTGTCATCCGCGCCATGACTGGTTTCCGTCCATAATTGGTACACGTTTTTGGTACACGTTTTTGGTACACATTATAACGTGTACCAATTCGTGTACCAATTATCTCTGGATTCAGGCGGATCGCCCAGGAAGATTACAGACACAAAAAAGCCCGCAGGGCTTGTGCCATGCGGGCTCTTAGGACTTCTGCGGATGGCACTGGAACCATCTTTGAAGAATTTTGGTGGAGCTGGCGGGAGTTGAACCCGCGTCCGAAATTACTACACCGTCGGCACTACATGCTTAGTCAGTTTTT